GTGCGCGTGGCGCCGTTCGTGGCGTCGTACGTGGCGGTGCGCGTGGCGCCGTTCGTGGCGTCGTACGTGGCGGTGCGCGTGGCGCCGTTCGTGGCGATGCGTGTGGCGATGCGTGTGGCGTCGTCCGTGGCGGTGCGCGTGGCGGCGTTCGTGGCGATGTCCGTGGCGTCGTCCGTGGCGATGCGTGTGGCGATGCGCGTGGCGTCGTCCGTGGCGATGCGCGTGGCGTCGTACGTGGCGATGCGTGTGGCGTCGTCCGTGGCGATGCGTGTGGCGTCGTCCGTGGCGCTGCTCGTGGCGATTTTTACACCCTCTCTTTTTCTTCGGTGCCACGTCGCAGCGGCGAAACCCCCGGCGAACGCCATGACGAGAGGGGACGGCACGACGACGACGCGTGGCTCCTTGAGTCCCGTCGCCGCGTAGAGGCGTTTTATCGCTGGCACCAATCTGCTTGGGTCGACCGGCTCGGTGGACATGGCGTTCTCGATCCACCCCCGGGCGTGGGCGTCCATCCTCGACTTCTCTTCGGCGGTGATCCCGCCCTCTGCACGCGTGGGCGTGCGGACCATCTTCCCCATGATCTTAACTCCTAGTCTGCGACGTTTCTGATCTCATCTGGTTCGTATTGGCTCTGGATGACCGCCTCGTAGATGGCATCCGGCAGCAGGTCCGCCCGCGCGTGCTCCTCGTGGGAGACCTGGGCGCCCCCATCGGCCGTCCAGAGGTAGGTGCCGAGCCCCTCGTCGGCGCGGAACATGACGGCGCCCGAGTGGACGGCGTGGGCGTGGCCGGTGACCTCGCCCTCGGCGAGGACCAGCCGCTCCAGGCGGGGAGGCGGGGCTCCGTCGGCTACGACGAAGTCGGTCGTGGCTCCGACGGCCTCGGCGTCCGCGGGGAGGGACTCCACCTGGCGGAGGTAGACGTCCCCCTGGTGACCCTGGTGTGGTTTGCTGATACGCATGCTTCGTACTCCTTTTGTGACTGTTCAATGTCTTCCTTAGGCGGCGTCAAATCTTACGCTTCACGACGTGGCGCCTGGTGCTGAACCCGTCGACGCCCCTGGAGCAGTAGACGCGGCAGGTGTTGGCACTCAGGTCGACGCAGGAGGCCAGGGCCTCCCACCCCACCACTTCCGAGTCCTTCTTCTCGGGGTCCTGGAGGGAGGACACGACGAACACGGGCTCCCGCCTCCCGGCGTAGCCTGCGGGGGGAGTCGCCTCCAGGTCCTCCGGGGCGGGCCCCCCCAGGTAGTGCTGCACCGCTAGGAACCTCCGCGTGGACTCCAGCTTCAGCTCGTCCGGACCCAGGCCCATCTCGTCCGGGCCGAAGTGCCTCTGCATCCCCGCCCGGCGGGCCTGCTCGACGGGGACGAGGCAGAACTGCCTCGGCACAGTCCTCAAGAGGTAGGACCTGAGGGCGAGGCGCCTCTGCAGGTCGGTCATGGCGTGCGGATCTATCGTACTCTTCACCACGGTCTAGGTCCTCCGGACGGCCTTTAAGCCTCTTAGATCTTCGGTCTCGGCGCCCCGTCGGTGGAGCGGCAAGGCATATAATATATTAATTTAATCACTTGTACACCTGTTTTTACAGGCGGGAGGAATCCTGTTTTTGCGAAGGGGGTGGATGACGACAGTTAGAAGTGCGGCGAGAAAAACCGGCCGGTACAGCGCTGTGGCGTTAATAAGTGTAAAGATATTATAACTGAAAGAGTGGTTTGTTGAACCTTAACAAAGGGTTAAATTGTGCATTTTTTGTAAACGAAAAGATAGGTCGAAAAGTGGGTACAGGCGACGCGCCTCTGAGGTCTCTTGGATTAAAAATTTTATCGGTTTTGTCGTAAGTGATACAAGCCTTTTACCCTTCAAGATCAACGTACTAGCTAAACTCGGCAAAAGTGGTGTGTACTTTTGGGCCGTCATGGGGTGGGGGGATTGAAAACATATAAGAGCTGCGAAGCGCATTTTTTGCCTTCTGGCGGCGCCGAGAGGCGAAAAAGCTTGTAAGTGTGTGTTTTCAAAACCTTGTTTATCATCTGTTTCAAGCACTTATATCGGAGACTCAAAAAACGTCGTCGAAAGCTACTAAGAGAAAGAAGAATTATATATCTTATTATTATTATTCTATATAATATATACATATATAATTTCTTTTTTTCTATTAGGAGTTAGAAGAGAAAAAAACACTTATAACCTATTGAAAAACAACAATATTTTCCAAAAACATTCAAAATGGAAACAGTTTGAGAAAATAACCCTTTGAAAAGCTTAACCTTTTAGATTTCAGCCCGTTTTGCCGTTTCCACCCGGCCTCCGTCGCCCGTTCGCGTTTACATCCACCCCCGCATGGGGTATAATCCCCCTGCCCGTCGAGCTTCGCCGCCCGGCGGATGGGAGCTCAGGCTCCGAGGTGTGGCGGAGCATGTCTGCTTAATTTATCGGAAGATAACTAAAGGGGTATTCATGGATCGCCGACAGTTCTCGACCCCCGAGGTGTGGTGCTGCGCGTACACGCACCCCGGAGAGGAGAGGACGGCGGCGAAGGCACTCCAGGACACCGGCTTCAGGACGTACCTGCCGATGCTCGCCACCCAGCCGCTGACGAAGAGCTGCGGCCACTCCAAGGTGGGACCTCTCACCCAGCTCAAGTGGGAGCCGATGTTCCCCCGCTACCTGTTCGTCCTCTTGGACCTCTCAGACGATTCCTGGAAGAAGGTCATGTGGGCCAAGGGCGTGGTCATGGTCCTCGGCGCCAAGCCTGGCGAGAAGGCCCATGGGGAGCAGGACCCGCTGCCCTGGCGCGTCGACGGCCAGAAGATGGTCGAGCTGATGGACGCCTGCGGAGGCGAGAAGGCCGAGGTGGTCAGGCTGAGGCCTGAGTACCAGCCCATCGAGACAGGCGAGGAGGTGACCATCGTCGAAGGCCCATTCTCCTCGCTCCAAGCGGTCGTCGAGCGCAGCGCCAGGGACCGGGTGTTCGTCCTCATGACGATGCTCGGAGCCTCCACCCAACTGGAACTCAAGCGCAGCCAAATCAAACGGCTCTATGCCTGATTTTTCCTGATACCCTTAAATATTTAGGTCAGCGTCCCTTACCTATTTAGGTCAGCGTTCCTTACCTATTCTCGAAGGTGCCGCCATGCCCCCACGCAAGCCTGCGGAGCCGGCGGCTGAACCCACGGCGCCGAAGCCCGCTAAGTTAAAAAAGCTCCCCCCTCTCCCCCGTGGCCAACGCAAGAAGAAGTCGACGGGTGACCGCCCGGCAAAACCGACGGTAGACCTGGACCTCCCGAAGATAGCCGGCCGTCCCCCTATCTACGACCAGCCGTACCACGATGACGCGGCGTTCAGGATGGCGCTCTTCGGCCACACCAACTACGACTTAGCCAAGTACTTCGGCGTCTCAGAGATGACGGTGGAGACCTGGATCGTCGGCCACCCTTCCTTCGCCGTTGCCCTCAGGGCAGGCCGCGAGGAGGCGGACTCCGAGATCGTGGCGAGTCTGTATCGGAAGGCCAAGGGCTACGAGAGACCGGCCGAGAAGATCTTCTACGACGCGAAGAACCACGAGGTGGTCCGCGTCCCCTACACCGAGTACTACCCCCCAGACTCCACCGCCCAGATCTACTGGCTGAAGAACCGCCAGCGGGCGAACTGGAAGGAGAAGTGGGAGGAACCCCTGAAGGAACCGAGCGACAAGGACAAGGAGGTCCGCTCCCTCGCCCAGCGGCTCAGGGACATGACCCTGGAGATAGAGGAAAAGACCTGTGTCGATCCTGACGAGTAGGTGGACCACCCTCAAGTACCACCCCGTGCAGGCCGCCTATTGGAACAGCCCACACCGCTTCAACGTGGTCCCTGCGGGTAGGCGCTCAGGCAAGACCGAGCTCGCCAAGCGCAAGGTCGTGAAGAACGCCCTCAAAGGGACCAAGTTCGACAACCCCCGCTTCTTCTGCGCCGCCCCCACGGTGGCCCAGGCGAAGCGGATCTACTGGCAGGACCTCAAGGCCATGGTGCCGAGGGACCTGATGAGCCGCGACCCCTACGAGTCCGACCTCATCATCCCCCTGATAACCGGCGCCGAACTCCATGTCCTGGGCATGGACAAGCCCGAGCGCATCGAGGGCAGCCCCTGGGACGGCGGCATCCTCGACGAGTACGGCAACATGAAGGAGGGCGCCTGGAGCGAGAACGTCCGCCCCGCGCTCGCGGACCGCAACGGCTGGTGCGACCTGATCGGCGTCCCCGAGGGTCGCAACCACTACTACGACAAGGACCTGCAGGCCAAGGCCGAGATGGCTCTCAGGGGCTCTGAGAGCGAGTGGGGCTCCTTCTCCTGGTTCTCTGCCGACATCCTCCCCGCTGCCGAGATCGAGGCCGCCCGCAGGGACATGCATCCTAAGGTATTCCAGCAGGAGTACGAGGGGTCCTTCGTCGACTTCTCGGGCGTGTCCATCTTCGCCGAGGAAAGCCTGCTGGTGGACGGCTCCCCCGTCCCCATCCCCCCGCTGCTCGACGCCGTGTTCGCCACGGTAGACACGAGCATCAAAGGGGGCAAGGAGCACGACGGCACAGCCGTGGTGTACTGGGGCGTGTCGCAGCAGATAGGGCACCCCCTGGTCATCTTGGATTGGGACATCGTCATGTTCGAGGGCTCCATGCTGGAGACCTGGCTCATGACGGTCTTCGAGAACCTCCAGGAGCTCGCCCGAAGGACCAAGGTCCGCGCGGGCTCGATCGGCGCCTACATAGAAGACGCCAACGTCGGCACGATCCTGCTCCAGAACGCCAGGAACAAGGGGTGGCCTGCCCAGGCCTGCCCTTCGAAGCTCACCAGCCTCGGCAAGGACGCCCGCGCGATCGGCGTGTCCGGCAAGGTGTACCAGGGCAAGGTGAAGTTCACGCAGCCCGCGTACGACAAGGTGGTGAACTTCAAGGAGAAGACGCAGAACCACCTGCTCCGCCAGGTCACCACCTTCCACGTGGGCGACAAAGACGCGGCGACCAGGGCGGACGACCTGCTCGACTGTTTCTGCTACGGCGTCGCCGTAGCGCTCGGAGACCCGGAAGGGTTCTAAAGAGGAAGACACGCATGACCGCTTCGGTGGAGATCAACGGGACGTCGGCCGGCACCGCCCTGATGGAGATGTTGGAGTGCGACGACATCGTCCCCGGCGCGGCGCCGTCCTACCAGATTTGCAAGACGATCTACGCCTACCACCCCCTGGGGGGTAAGCTCGTCGACGTCCCGATCAACCTGGCCATGAGCCAGTCCCGCGAGATCGAGGTCCCGGGCTCGCCCGAGGAGCAGGTCAAGGAGGCCTTCCTCAAGGCTTGGGTCGACATCGGCGCTGACGACCACATCGCCCGCACCATGCGCCTGGCCCGCATCTACGGCATCTCCACCGTGGCGCTGATGGCTGAGGGCCTGGAGCCCAGGGACCCGGTGGACCCAGAGAAGGTCAAGGACTACAAGCTTTTCTTCAGCGAGTTCGACCCGCTCAACACGTCCGGGTCTTTGGTATTCAACCAGAACCCGCTGTCGCCCGACTTCATGAAGCACTCGCACGTCAGCGTGCAGGGGAAGACCTTCCACCCGTCGCGCACCGTCGTCGTGCTGAACGAGGACCCCCTGTACATCGAGTTCACCACGAGCGCCTTCGGCTTCGTGGGCCGCTCCGTCTACCAGCGCCCGTTCTTCCTCCTGCGCTCGTTCCTGCAAACCATGCTGACGGACGACTTCGTGAGCCGCAAGGCGGGGGTCCTCGTCGCCAAGCTGGAGCAGCCGGGCTCTATCATCAACCAGGCTATGGCCGCGGTGGGCGCCATCAAGCGCGTCGCCATCAAGATGGCCCGCAACAACAACGTCATCAGCATCGGCAAGGACGAGGCGATCGAGTCGCTCAACCTGCAGAACCTAGACGGCGCGGCCTCGATGGCCCGCAAGAACATCATCGACAACATCGCCGCGGCGTCGGACGGCATGCCCGCCAAGCTGCTCAACTCCGAGACCTTCGCCGAGGGCTTTGGGGAAGGCACCGAAGACGCCAAGGCGGTGGCTCACTACGTGGACCGCATCCGCAGGCAGATGCACACCCTCTACGACTTCTTCGACCAGGTCTGCATGCGCCGCGCCTGGACGCCCGAATTCTACGCCTCGATCCAGGAGCAGTTCCCCGACCAGTACGCCGACGTCGACTTCAACACCGCCTTCTACGAGTGGAAGAATGCCTTCAAGGCCACCTTCCCGTCGTTCCTCACGGAGCCGGACTCGAAGAAGGTCGAGGTCGACAAGGTCAAGATGGAGGCCGTGGTCTCGATGGTTGAGGTCCTGATGCCCGCGCTCGACCCCGCCAACAAGGCGACCCTCGTGCAGTGGGCCGCGGACAGCTTCAACAGCCTCAAGATCCTGATGCCCCAGCCCCTGGAGCTCGACGCCGAGGCCCTCGCTGACTACGTCCCCCCGACCCCGGAGCCTGGGGCCACGGATGGCGAAGGGCCACGCGAACCCGAACCCATGGCCCTCCACGACTCCGCTTCCACCCGTGGCGCCATCCTCAAGGTCCTTGGGAGGAGGTCTTAGGCATGACCCAACGCGCCGCCATGGCCGCTGCGTCCTCCGCCCTGGGCGCGATGGACGCCTTCTGTCAAGCCCTCAACGCCTTCGGCCGCGCCTGTCAGGGGGGCGAGTGGGAGGTGGCCGAGCAGCGTCGCTTCGAGGCCTTGTGCTTCTTTGAGGCCTACGCCGACGCGGTCGCCGCCTCGTTCCGGGAGTGTCGGATTGGCTGATGAGACCTTCTACGACGTGCTGACCGAGGCCGTGAGGGACGTCTCCGAACACGGGTTCGATGGGACCTCCCGCCTGGCCGACTGGCAGCAGCGCCTGCGTGACGCCGCGCTCCGCAGCCTGAGGCCGCCGATCGAGATGGAGCGCCTCCTGAGGGACGCGCTCACGGCCGTCTACGAGAAGCTGGTTGGCAGAGGTCAGGTGCTGAGACTCCACCCCGGCGTTTCAAGGTTCACCCTGGACCGACTGGCGCCACGCCTCCGCCTGGAGCTCGACCGCCGCATCCTCGCCAGCGCCGACCTGATCCGTCTAAACCGCAACCAGGCGATCGAGTCCACCCTCCGCCGCTTCGCTGGGTGGACCACCTCGGTCCCCGCGGGTGGCTCCAAGGTCGTGGACCGGACGAAGGAGAAGGTGGCGATCCGCAAGTCCCTCGCGGACCTCCCCTTCGAGGAGCGCCGCGTCCTGATCGACCAGGGCCACAAGCTCCGGGCCTCCATCTCCGAGCTCGTCGCCGAGGCCAACAACGCCATCGCCTGCGTGTGGCACGACCACCACCTGCAGGCCAACTACGACTACCGGCCGGAGCACAAGGCACGCGACGGCAAGGTCTTCCTCCTGAGGTCCTCCTGGGCCAAGGAGCGGGGGCTGGTGAAGCCCGGCAAGGCCGGCTACGCCGACGACGTCGAGAAGCCGGGAGAGTTCGTCTTCTGCAGGTGCTTCTACACGTACCTCTACTCCCTGGGGGCGTTGCCCCCGGAGATGCTCACCGAGAAGGGCCGGAAGGCCCTCGACGAGGCCCAATCCGTGACGAGGAAGAGCTGGACATGCCAGGCCTAGGTTCAAACTACGTGATCACGCCCCCCACCCCGTACCCCGCCACGCTGGCGGGGGGTGGCGTCTACACCTCCGGCGTCATCCAGCTCGGGGGCAACGGCATCAACGTCGCCGCGACCATGACCCAGGCGGGCACGCTCGCCATCCAACGCTACGCGGACGTGGCGGGGACCATCCCCGTCGGCGCCGCCGTCAGCACCACCCTGGTCGCCTCGACCGCCGGCTGGACCGCGGTGAACGACGGCTTCCCGGCCATCTCCTTCCAGGTGACCCTCACCAACACGTCGGGGTCCACCGCCACGGTCAGCGGCATGGCCATCGTGGTCTCGGGGTCCTGAAGATGAAGAAGTACCTCTCCCCCCTGGCGGTCCTGGTCCTCGCCTCCCCCGCGTTCGCCGCCAACACCTACCAGGCCGGCACGGGCTCCGTGGCGCCGGGCGCCCAGAACAACCTGGGCTACTACTCCGCCGCCGGGTCCACGGTCACCGGGCTGTCCAACGGGACGGGCGTGTTGAGCCAGAGTTCCGGGGGCGTGCCTTCGTGGACCTCCGCACCCACCGTGGCGACCCAGCCCTCTTACTACTCCGGGACCTCGGCGGTGAACGGCGCGACGCTGCAGGCCGCCATCTACCTGTCGATGTCGCTGACGCCGCTCAACGTGTCCAACGACACGGTCGGTACGATCTCGTTCTCCTCCGTAGGCGCCCCCTACGCGATCCTCTTCGTCAACACCGTCTCCAACGGTGCCATCACCGGGGCCTCGGTCCTGAGCGCCGGGGGCTCCACCACCGCCTACAAGGCGGGCGACGCCATCCAGTGCCAGCAGACCGGGTCGAACAACGACGCGGTGCTCCAGGTGGCCTCCGTGTCGTCTGGCGGCGTGGCCTCTCTCAACGTCCTCTACGGCGGCACGGGCTACACCGCTTCGACCGGGTGCCAGGCGACCGTCCCCTTCAACACCGCACCCTTCACCTTCGTCCTGACCGGCACCTTGGCCCAGAACGAGACGTACCTGATGACCAACGGGACGTACCTGACCCAGAGTCAGCAGTGGATCTTCAGGAACAACACGACCGGCGCCTATAGCGTGACGGTGGACATCAGCACATCCTCAGACTCCCCCGTCGGCAACGGCGTCGTCATCCCGCAGGACAACCAGGACCACTTCGTCGAGACGGACGGGTCTACGTACGTCAAGCAGGGCGCGATACCGATCGGTCAGACCATCGTCTCCGACCACATCTTCATGGGTTCGGGAGCCGGGAACCAGGTGATGACCGGCAACGGCAACATCGCGGTGGGGACATCTGCGGGCGCGGCACTCACCACGAACCCCTCCGGGCAGAGTTTTGCCGGCAACACCTTGATGGGTTACCAGGCCGGCAAGGCCCTCACGTCTGGCGGGAGGAACACGTTCCTCGGCTACCAGGCGGGGTACAGCAGCACGTGCGGTTCGGACACCGTCCTGGTCGGGACCCAGGCCGGTTACAGTTACGTCGATGCTGGCGCTTGCGCCTTCCCGGAGAACTGGAACGACGTTCTGATCGGCCTGCAGGCGGGATACAACCTGACGACCGCCGCCCACAACGTCATGATTGGCGAACTCGCCGGGACGGGACCGACCAGCGTCACCAGCAGCATGTATCTGGGATCTCACGCAGGGAACTCCCTGACGACCGACGCCAACAGCATCTACATCGGATCGAGTGCGGCGACGAGTGCGACCTCCACCGGGGGTGACAACCTCGTCATCGGCACGGCGGCCGGGACGATCACCGGCACGTCCACCAACAACGTCTGCATCGGCAACTACTCGTGCGCCGGGACCCAGACGGGTGCGACCATGTCGGGCGGATCGAACACCGCGATCGGATGGGGCACCCTGAATACCCTGGGGACCGGGGCACTCAACACCGCGATCGGATGGGAGGCTGGCCACGCCCTCACGACCGGGTCCGGCAACATGTTCCTCGGTTACTACGCCGGGTTGAGTGCGACCACGGCGTCGAACAACGTGTACATCGGGGGCGCTTCCGGTAGTGCCGCAACGGGATCAAACAACACGTTCATCGGGTACAACGCCGGGTCCTCGGCGGGCTCGGGCGCGACGAATACCTTCATCTCGGGTGACGACCAAGCCCGCATCAATTACGTCTACTTCGGCGCGGGGGTCACTTCCACTGCCCCGCAGTACTCCAGCTACACCATCTTTGGGACCGGCGGGAGCGGGTCAAACGCCAATGGTGCCAACCTTGGCCTCGCAGGCGGCGCTAGCACCGGCACAGGGTTGGGCGGCGACATCATCATCTCGGGAACGCCAGCCGGTACTTCAAGCAGCACACCCAACGCCTTGGTGGAGCTGACGATCTTCACCCCCAAGAAGCCCACAATATCCAACAATGCCTGTGGGTCTACCACCCAGGGGACCATCGCGTCGGGCGGCACGGACAATAGCTTCAAATTAACAGTTGGGACCACTTTGGTAACATCGTGCGCCGTGACCTTCGGGAGCGCCAATTGGACGAATGCCCCATCCTCCTGCGTGTTCGCGCCGGGGAACACGACGGCAGCCGCCCAGGGCACCACCGGGGCCTACGTCAGCGCCATCAGTACCTCAGGCGTGACCATTGCCGGGACGGCCCTCGCAAGCGCCGTCTACTACGTCCAATGCCACTGACAGAGGAACTCAGAGCCATGCCCCTAGAGAAAGGTTCCTCGCAAGAGGTCATCGGCCACAACATTGCTACTGAGCTCCGGGCGCACCCGTCGATGGACCCGAAGCAGGCGGCTGCCATCGCCTACTCGAACGCCAGGGGCGACGACGTCATGGAGGGCGAGGCCAAGGACGATGCCCCGCTCCACCGGGTCCTCCGCGCCGCCGCCATCATGGCGCGAAGGGAGGCGAAGCAAGACGACGCCCACGTGGCCCCGCACCCCGGCAAGGACTCGGTCGAGGACGACGCCCGCTACTCCGACCTCCCCGGCTACACCTTCCACGCCGAGCCCTCGACCCTGAAGGAGGGCAAGAAGTTCCGCGCCCACGTGAAGGACAAGGACGGCAAGACCGCGTACCTGGGCTACCAGCACTACGACACCGAGGACCGGGCCATCTACGAGGCGAAGAACGCCTCCGCCCGCGGCCCCGCCAGGGACTCGAGGCTCGACGAGGCGGTGGCCAAGGCCGACACCCTCAGCGCCAGAAGGATTACTAGGCCATGACCACCAAGGCCGCCGGCGTACTCTACCTGGCCAAGGACGGCTCCGCCCTGTTCCTCAAGAGGGGACCTGGCGGGGGCCACCCGGGCGAGTGGTGCCTGCCGGGGGGTCACGTCGAGGAAGGCGAGACCTCAGAGCAGGCCGCCCGCCGCGAGTGGGAGGAGGAGACCGGCTTCCCCTTCGAGGGAGAGCTGGAGCTGTGGGCGCGGCGCAAGGAGCTCGACGCCAGGAACCCCTTCGGGTACTCCGAGACCCTGGAGCACGAGCCCGCCCCCGGCGGTGCCCCCGTCGGCCCAGGTCAGATGCCGGACGTGGCCCAGCAAGCGGCCCGCGACGAGCCCACCATGGCCCCGAACGCCCCCGAGGACGTGGACTTCACGACGTTCATAGCCCGTGGGGGCGAGGTCTTCATCCCAAAGGTCCGGGGCGAGCACACCGGCTACGCCTGGGCGCAGCCCGACCTGCCACCCGAGCCCCTCCACCCGGGGGTCCGCGTGGCCCTGGCCAAGCTGACCATGAACGAGCTGGACATCGCCAAGGCCATCGCCGAAGGCGAGCTCACAAGCCCGCAGCAGTACGAGAACATCTGGCTTTTCGACCTCAGGGTCACGGGCACGGACACGGCCTACCGCGAGCGCTACGACGAGCACGCCTACCGGGCGCCGGAGCTCTACCTGACGCCCGAGTTCCTGGCCCGCTGCAACGGCCTCCCGGTGATCGTCGAGCACCCCGAGAACCGCTCCATCCTGGACTCCAAGGAGTACGCCGACCGCGTCGTCGGCGCCGTCTTCGTGCCCTACATCAAGGGCCAGGAGGTCTGGGGGATCGCCAAGATCTACGACCAGAAGACCGCGGAGCTGATGCGGGACGAGCAACTCAGCACCTCGCCCTCGGTCGTGTTCCGCGCCCGGAGCGGGAACGTCAAGTTTGAGATGGAAGACGGGCACACCCTCCTGATCGAGGGAAAGCCGTCGTTACTCGACCACCTTGCCATCTGTGCGCAGGGTGTATGGGACAAAGGCGGAGACCCCGTCGGCGTCGTATCGGCAGACATCAGAGGAGATTCGTCTATGCCGGAAGTTGACAAAGAGAAGGCCGAGGGGTTGCGTGGCGACGCCGAAGCCGGAGAGAAGTTGGACAAGATCCTTTCTTGCCTCGACTCGGTGGGGAAGCGCATGGACGCCCTGTCCAGTCGCGTGGACTCGATCGAGCACCGCAAGGAAGACGACGATGACGACCGCAAGGACGCCAAGCGCAAGGACGCCGACCCCCTGGAGAACCACGAGGGCGGCAAGGGCGAGCCCAAGCCGAACGAGCCAAAGGACGACGATGACGACGACCGCAAGGACGCCCGTCGGAAGGACTCCAAGCGCAAGGACGAAGAGGACGAAGAGGGCGGCGTGATGCCTCCCGAGGTCGTCGCCGACCGCAAGAAGGCCCGCAAGGACGACGATGACGACCGCAAGGACGCCAAGCGTAAGGACGACGACGATGACGACCGCGCCCGCAAGGACTCGGGCATCACCCCCGCCGACCGCGTCCTCCTGGACGAGCTGAAGGCCGCCCGCGCCGCCGAGCCCACGGAAAACGACCGCAAGGCCTTCGCCGACAGCCAGGCCCGCGCCGACGCCGTCTACCAGGTGCACGGCGACTCCGCCCCCCGCCCGATGCTGGGCGAGAGCGTGCTCGCCTACCGCAAGCGCCTGGCCTCCAAGTTCAAGTCCTGCAGCAACGAGTTCAAGGACGTGGACCTGGGCGTCATCAACGACTCCGCCCTGCTCTCGATCGCCGAGCGGAACATCTTCGAGGCGGCCAAGGAGGCGGCCCTCCACCCCGTGGGCCTGCCGTCAGGCGTCCTCCGCGAGATGGTCCGCGTCGACTCCGCCACGGGGCAGCGCACCGTGACCTTCTACGGGAGCGGGACCTTCATCGGAGGCCTCAGCCGGCGCGGCCGGAAGGTCACCAAGTTCAACCTCGCCCGCAAGGAGGCCTAGGTCATGGTCGCCAACGTTCCCTTCAACCCCGTCCTGACGAGCAACGCTGCGGGGTCCTTCAACATCGAATCGACCGGTTACATCCAGGGCACCGCCCTCGACCAGCCGGCCATCCGCAACACCCTGGTGGGCGGCATCCTCGCCCAGACCGAGACCATCCCCATGTGGGGTGGCGTCGGCATCTTCGAGGATGTGCCCTACTCCACCTACAGCTCCACGACCCCAAGCGGCGTCCTGGGTCCGATCGTGGGCCGCGCCACCACGCTGTCCGCCCACACCACTGGCCAGCTCACCGGCTTCTCCGTGTTCGACCAGGCCGTGGCCATGATCAACACGCCCCAGTCCCCCGTCCCGCTCGCGGGCTCGGGGATGACGGTCAACTACTACCGCTTGGGTTCCGGTGCCCGCATCCCGGTGGCGTGCGACCCGTCGCTCGTCAGCCTGTCGGGCGGCGTGATCACCCAGCAGGTCAGCTGGGACTTCACCAACCAGCTGCTGATCCCCTACCTGGGCACCCTGACCATCAGCTCCGGCACCTACAACAACACGACTGGCCTGGTCACGTTGACCATGTCGGCCTCCGTCACCTTCAGCGCGGGCGACGCCATCATCGTCAGCTCGCTGACGGGCACGGGCGCCTACGCCAGCCTGAACGGCACGTTCACGGCCCTCACCGCCTCCGGCACGTCGGTGACGTACCAGGCTGCCGCGGCCCTAGGCGCCTCCACCATCACCGGCGGCTCCGTCACCCTGGGCTCAGGCGCCAGCGTCGCCCTGCCCTGCGAGGTCCTCGACTTCAACATCGGCAACAGCATGACCGTCAGCTACAACTCCACGACCGGCTTCGCCACGTGGAACCGTAACGGCAACTGCGCCGTCATCCTAATCTGAGGGACACAAACAGATGCCAAACATTGCCCCCTCCTTCGTGACGGTCAACCCGTCCTACACCCTGCCGGAGCTGCTGCTGCCCTACAGCCAGGCCTCGGGAGCCTTCGACCTCCTGCCCACCGGGGAACCCCTCGTCCGCCTCTCGGACGGGGACCTGGTGGCCTACATCAAGCGCGTGGACGTCCGCACCAAGATGGCGTCCGGGCAGGCCGCCTACAACGCCCTGCCCTCGGTCAGCGTCTCCATGAGCCAGATCTCCACCCCGACGTACCTCATGCGGGTCCGCGCTGAGTACGACCACCACGACACCGCCGCCATGGGCCGCTGGGGCGTCAGCATCGTCGAGGCCCAGCGCCTCGGCATGCGCCAGGGCCACTTCCAGCTCGCCCGTTCCGCGCTGCTTTACGGGTTCAACCCCGTCAACGGCGAGGGCCTGGCGAACACCAACGGCGCCACCAGCGTGCCCCTGCCGCCTGACTCGCAGGGCAACACCACGGTGGTCACCTACGACAACGGGCAGATGGCCTTCTTCTTGATCAGCCAGCTCTCCGCCATCAAGACCGCCACCAACCAGCTGGGCATCGGGCGCAAGTTCACCATCCTCGGGCCCCAGCGGGTCCTGGGTGCGTTCGAGTACCAGAACATCGTCCAGCTCGTCCAGTTCCAGCGGATCGGCGCCGGCTCCACGTCCACCGCGGGCGTGGTCAAGGACGTCGCCGAGATGAACGACGACGAGATCATCTGGGCGTACGACGACACTCTGATCGGCAAGGGCGCCAACGGCACCGACCTGGTCATCGTGGCGATGCCTGAGGTCGAGAAACCCCAGGGTTCGGACTTCAACACTAGCGAGTTCGCCAAGCTGGCGCCGGGCCTCGACGCCTGCACCCTCCAGCTCTGCGACATGGCGGCCCCCCGCGAGATCCCGACGCCACTCCCCGGCGGCGCGATCGACGTCCTCTCCGAGATGCGCATAACCTCGGGCTGGGGCGTCCGTCCGGAGGCCATCCGTCTGGTCTCCATGAAGTTCCAATGAGCAGGTAGGCCCACCCGTGAGGGAGGATACGCCATGCTCGTCAAGACCGTAGGTTCAGACGGGAGCGTCAGGTTCCTGGAAGGGAAAGACTGCCGCTTCCGTCCCGCCACGGCGACGGAGCCGGCCACGATCGTCGTGGACGGGGCGTCATACGTGATCGATGGCCGAGCCTTCCTCCTCAACGCGGAGGGCGACACCATCGACAGGTTCAGCACAGGCAGGAAGGAAGGTTGAGACCATGAGCAAACTGTTCGTCGGCAACGCCACCAAGCAGAAGTACGAGTTCGCCTACCGCGTCCCGGAGCAGACTGGCCTGCGGGTACAGCCGGTCCCCATCGGCCAGCAGGTCCAGGTGACCGGAGACCTCTCCACCGTGGAGATCGACGCCATCTTGGAACAGCACCGGGTCTATGGGATCGTCAACGTGGCGGACATCAACCGCAGCAAGGCCTTCGCGGGCATCTGCTACTCGATCGACAAGCCGATCTCGGTCTCCAAACTGATGGAGGCCATCGACCACAACACCCAGGCCCTAGTGGAACGTGGCCGCGAGATGCGCAAGGAGTTGGCCATCGCCAACAACGAGATGCTGGAAGGTGCGCTCTCAGAGGCGGGCCGCCCTGAGCGCCTCCGCAACTTCGAGATGAGCGTCGTCGAGGAGAACCACGATGAACGCGACGAGACGGACCCGATCGCCGAGGGCGTCAGGGTCCAGCGCCAGGAGGGCGACCACGCCCCGGAACGCGCACCCAGATCCAGGAAGAGGGGCCATTAGACCATGCCGACCTTCGCCGGCTTCCTCTCGTTCGTCAGGAACGTGATGGGCATCACGGACGCGGTCCTCCCGGACTCGTCCATGGCGCTCGTCTACGCCTACAACGTGGCGCTGGCGTTGGTCAACCAGGGCCTCCTCGGGGCGGGCTCCTGGAATGGCGGGCAATACTCCCTGTACCAGGTCGCCGTCTACAACCTGGGCGGCGACAACCTGATCAACTTCGCCCCAGACCTGCCGAACGCCCCGCAGTACCAGAACGGCCTGCCCTACTTCCAGTACCAGAGGTCGGTCTATGGGGTGAATGCCTTCGCCGCGGGCCTGGTCGAGTCCTCCTCCACGGAGAGCACGTCGACCAGCGTCGCGGTGAGCATCAGCCTCCAAAATTTGACTTTCGCCGACATCCAGAACTCCAAGACGCCGTGGGGCAGGCAGTACCTGGGCATCGCCCAGGCGTTCGGCCCCGTGGTCTTCGGGATGACGTGATGAAGCTCAACTTGGGAGTGATCGACGTCCCCTACGTGGACTCCAAGGACGCCCAGACCACGGGCGACGTGGCGGACATACTGGAGGCGAAGTACCACGTGATGGAGATCTTCTACGAGCAGCACGCGGCGGACGTCGTGATGCCTGCCCTTGAGTCCTCCGTCTCGGCAGTCTTCGAGAACGTGGTGACAGGCGCTCCTCCGCCAGAAGATATTTTTGCGCCTGGGGCAGATGTGATTCGGAAAGCCTTCGATGATTTCATCACTAAACAGGAGATGGACGCGTTGGGTTATCCGGGTGTTCCTACTCAAGCTGCGCGCGATCGTGAGAGCCAACGTTTCAAACGTCCGTATAACAAGCAGCCATCAAGACCAAGGCCCTCGTTCGTCGACACGGGTGAGTACCTCGACAGCTTCCGCGCCTGGGTGGAGTTCGACTGATGACCACGTCCACCACGCCCAACCCGGGCTTCGGGCCACAGCCACCGAGCCCCAACGCGACGAGCCTCCCCGGGCCGTTCGGCGCGGGCCTCAACGCCCTGTCGCTCGCCCAGACGGTGGAATTCACGCGCTACGTCCTCCTGGTGCTGCCCCTTGACGGTTTCGTGTTCTGGGTGAAGGCGGACCTGCTGAGTCCGTCCGCCCAGCTCAACGCCTCCCTGTTCAACCAGGTGCCGTTCAACCAGGCGCCCACCGTGGAGGTGCCGGCCGCGACGCTCTTGGTGCAGGGCGCCCTCCACTACGCCACCGACCGCCGGCAGGAGGAGACCGAGACCTTTGAGGTGAACCGCGTCCTCTTCACTACCCAGACGGACGTGGACTTCCTCAACCAGATCGGCCCCAACGAGATGTACCTGGCGACCTTCAACGGGGTCAGGTTCACCTTCTCCCAGCGGGGCGCCTTCTTCGCCCAGACCAACACCTACCACTACGCGGGCGCCGCGGTCTACTCCGACATGGCGGCCCAGATCGTGGACGCGCTTGACGGGTTCGACTCCAGGGGCCTCGTGGTCTCCAACAGCCTCCCCGCTTGGCTCGGGCTCAACGGCTACGTACCGATCTACCAGACCTTCGGCAACCCGGTTATGACGCTCTACCCGTCGTTCGCGCTGCCGCCCAACCTGCCCTCGACCCAACCCTACGCCTCGGTCCACGTGGCGCCGGAGGGCACGAAGGCCCTGCAGAGCGCCCCCCTGATCGACCCGCTCTCGTCCCACGACCAGCTCTGCTCCGACCGGGTGCGGATCACGATGTACGGGATGCGAAACGACCAGGCCCAGGACTTCGTGGACTGCGTCAACCAGTGGTCCCTCGACTACGACGTCATCGGCATTATGAACTCGCCGGTGGTCAGGGACGAGAAGAGGAACCAGGTGGAACTCAACGCACTCGCCCAGAAGAAGACGGTGGACTTCGAGGTATCGTACCACCAATCGAGGATCAACGACCTGGCGCGCCAGTTGATACTGTCGGCCATCCCATCCCTCATCCTGCAGTAACTGGAGCTTTAAGCCATGCCACAGAACGCAATCCCCACAGACGTCGCCGTCAACCCTTTGGGCCAAGCTGCCCCGCTACGCGTGGATTCCAGCGGCAGCCAGATGGTCAACATCACCGTCAACTCCGCCGCCACGTACACCCAGGTGGGCGGCATCACCGCCGGCTCAATCTTCAAGAACGCCGCGGGCCTGGTGTCGGCCATCTCCAACACGGCCATCATCAGCTCGACCCAGATCGCCGCCCTGACCACGGCGAGCATCGGCGCCCTCTACGACACGCAGATCGCCAGCCTGACCACCACCCAGCTCAACGCCATCAGCGTCACCGGCGTCGCGGCCCTGACCTCGACCCAGATCGCCACGCTGACCACGACCAACATCGCAGCCCTGGTGCCGCAGGCCCTGGGCACCGCCTTCTTCCCGGCCCTGACCCTGCCCCCGCTGCAGATGGACTACGGGATCGTCTACGTTCCAGGTTCCGGCCAGCAGAACACCGTCCAGTACAAGTGACCTCCCGAAACGCCTGAGGAGTCGGGCCCATGACAAATTCCATCGTCACCGTCAGTGTCACGCAGACAGTGGCCCCGACGCCTTCGACGCTCCAGAAGACCGGCGCCCTCATCTCCCAGGGCGCCACGAACACGGCGCCGGGGACCAAGACGCTGCTCACCCAGGCCTCCAGCCTGACGACCGCGTTGCAGGGTGCCAAGGCCGTGACCTCAATCACCCAGATCTCCGGCACCGCCACCCTGACGGCGACCAGCGCCCACGGGTTCACCGTCGGCGACAGCCTCTACGTCACCGTGGCGGGGGCGACGCCCGCGGCCTACAACGGCACCTTCCTGGCCACCGTGACCACCACCACCGCCTTCACCTACGCGGTGCCGTCGGCGACCAGCAGCCCGGCGACCGGGTCCTCCATCGTCTACACCGTGGAGGACGTGGCGGAGCTGCTCGCCATGGTCACGACATTCTTCGCCCAGGGGTCGGGACAGGCGGTCTACGTCCTGGAGCTCGGCCCCGGGAACCCCAACGACGGGGTGGCATACCTTATGTCGTGGATCACCGCCAACCCCGGCACGTTCTGGGCCTACCTGGTGCCCAGGACCTGGGACGCCAACGCCAACTACCTGGCGATGCTGGCGAACTTTGAGGGTACGAGTGCCAAGACATACTTCTTCACCACCACCACGCTGGCCACGTACCAGAACTACACGACCCTGCAGAAGTGCGTCATGGCATTCATCGAGTGCCCGGTCTACGGGGCCTACCCGGCCAACGTGCTGACGGCGATCTCCTACTCGGGCGGCCTGGTCACTGCGACCACTACCACGGCCCACACCGTGGTCCCGGGCGACTACTTCACTATCGCCGGCTGCGTGCCGGTGGGGTACAACGGCACCTTCCTGGCCCTCACCGGCACCACGGGCTCCACGATCGTCTACGCGGTCCCCGCCGCCCTGGGCGCCGAGACGACCCTGGGCACTCTGGTGGCCAGCACCTACTCGTCCGCGGGCATCCCCTCGACGGAGTTCAGCGCCGCCTCCTACTTCCAGAACGCCCTCGACTACGCGCCGAGCTCGACGAACAAGGTCACGCCGGCCGCGTTCTCCTTCCTGTTCGGCGTCACGCCATTCCCCACCCAGGGCAACGGCGCCCTGCTCTCCACCCTCAAGACTGCCAACATCAACGTGGTCGGCACCGGGGCGGAGGGAGGGATCAGCGACGCCATCCTGCTGTGGGGTACGACGATGGACGGCCGCCAGTTCACCTACTGGTACTCGGTGGACTGGGCGCAGATCAACTCTGACCTCAACGTCTCGAACACGGTCATCAACGGCAGCAACGACCCGATCAACCCGCTGTACTATAACCAGCAGGGCATCAACACCATCCAGCAGACGCTGGCCAACACCATGTCCTCGGCGATCACCTTCGGCATGGCCGCGGGCACCGTCATCCAGACCGCCTACACCGGGCCGCAGCTCAGTCAGGCGCTGTCCAACGGCACCTTCTCCGACCAGATCGTGGTGAACGCCGTGCCGTTCATTCCCTACCTGACGGCGAGCCCCGCGGACTACAAGACGGGCACCTACAACGGCCTCTCCGTGGTCTACATCACGCAGAACGGTTTCGTGTCCATCAGTTTCAACATAAATGTGACCGATTTCGTGGTCGGCGCATAACGGAGACCTGAAAGATGGCCGGCAACCCACTCATCGACCAAGGCCAGCTCAACAAGCTGCGGGCCTCCGTCACCTGGACCACGTTCCCCACCCTCAACGTCACGGCCCCCTACCTGGGGCGCGGGCAGATCAACCTGGCGCTGCAGGGCGAGGCCTCGGTCTACTTCCCCACGGCCACCGGGGCGGTCCCGTCGCTCGAACCGTACATGATGATCGAGATGACGGTGCACCTGGTCAAGGCCCAGGCCCTGGCCGGCGCCTACAAGGCCCAGATGGAGCTCCTAGCTTTCCTGGGCAGCGGGATCGTCCGGCCGGACGTGTCCACCGGACTCACGCCCTACCTCATCAACAACTGCTCCATCCGGGGCGTGAGGCCCATGGACTTCAACGGCACGGACCCGGAGTGGATCATCACCGTCGGCGGGTACTACAACGTCAACGCCGGGCTCTGGGACCTCTGAGTGACTCTAACAGGCAGGCAGGAAGACCATGAAGATCGACAGGAAGCTCAACTTGGTGATTCCCCTCTACCGTGAGGGGGAGGACCCCTACGCCTACGTCCACGCGATGGCGATATCGAGGGAGGTCTTCGAGAAGTACCACCTCGTCATCGCCCGCACCTTCGCCTCCCTCCACAACAACGGTCTGGACTACGTGGCGGGCCCGCCCGTGGCGGCCATGATGCTGAAGTCCGAGGCTGAGAAGATGGGGTCGTGGGAGGGGCCTTCGGGCGCCCAGGGCCTCCTGGCCGAGATCCGCAGGCTCTCCAGCGTCCTCAGCCCCACCCCGCGCGGGTGGGAGTCCGTGCCGCTGCAGGACGCCGTCGACCAGGATTTCCTCGATTCCGACGACGTGTCGGGCGTGGAGAACGCGTTGATATTTTTTACGGTGGCCTCCTCGATGTACCCCCGGCAGGTCCTCAAGATCGTGCTGGAGGCCGTTGGGAAACTCTGGGGGGCGCGGACCGAGTCGTTGAGCTGTATGGATTTCGCAGCCTCGTTGACGACGTCGAATCGGGGAGGCAATACTGGAGAGAGGGAGACTCAGTCCTCCATAGCCTACTAGATTGGGCGACCGGCGAGGGCTTCCAGGAGTTCTTCGGCCGCTACCTGCCATCGGACCAGGAATACAGGACCGCCTACGAGTTCCGGGCGAGGCACCAGAAGTTGACGTTGAGGGGTTAATCCCATGGCCATGAAGACCATACTTGAAGTCGACGTCAACGACGAGCAGTTCATAGCTTTCAAGCGGCTCTACGACCAGTTCGACGCCCAGCTGGCCAAGATGCCCAAGGCGTGGATCGAGGCCGCGAGGCAGAGTAAGTTGGTGGGCGTGGCCATGAGGGAGACCGCGTCGTCTGCCGAGAACCAGGCCGAGGCCGCCAAGAAGATGCGGTCTTCATACGACGGCCTCGACCGGGCGTCTGCCTCCATCAGCCAGCACTGGCGCAACCTCGCCCGCACCACCAAGGAGGTCTCCGCCAACGTGGCTGGGATGATCCTGGACGTGGCCAAGTGGGGCTCCCTGGGCCTCTTGGGCCTCGGGGGCGGGCTCTGGGGCATCGATCGCCTGTCTTCCTCCGTGGCGGAGGGCCGCAGGTCCGCGATGGGCCGCGGACTCTCCTACGGAGAACA